AAGACGTTGCTGAGATCATCAAGAAGATTAACAAGCGGCCTAGAAAATGCCTTGGCTTCAAGACGCCAAATCAACTATTCTTAGACACCGACCAACCTGTTGCACTGGTGAGTTGAATCCGCGCCCCACATCGCGGATGCCAATTCTGTCGCTGCCACTCTTGGCCGCGCGCTTTGCTTGTCCGCCCTGCCTCAAATGAGAACCTCCCCTATGGACCTCGTCTTCGCACCGCGCCAGATTGAGACGTGGCCGATTGACCGGCTGCGCCCTTATGCCCGCAATGCCAAAATCCACGGCACAGACCAAGTCGCCAAGATCGCCGCGAGCATGGCCAAGTTCGGCTGGACCGTTCCCTGCATGGTGGCCGACGACGGCGAGCTGATCGCTGGGCATGGCCGGGTGCTGGCGGCCATCATGCTGGGGCTGAAGGATGTGCCGGTGATCCGGCTTAGCCACCTCGACGAGGATGATCGCCGGGCTTACCGGATCGCCGACAATAAATTGACCGAGCTGAGCGAATGGGATGATCCAATACTGCGCGACGAGATCGCGCTGCTTCTGGCCGTGGATTATGACCTCGGGCTTCTGGGGATCGTTGATGAGGATCTGGAAGCCTTGCTGCGCGATCCAGATCAGCAGGATGGTGGTGCGGTCGAGGGTGAGGATGATATCCCCGAGCCACCGGCGACACCGGTGTCAGTTCTTGGCGATCTCTGGCGGCTCGGGCCGCACCGACTGATCTGCGGTGACAGCACGTCAGCCGATGTGGTCGGGCGGCTGTTGGGCAATGTGAAACCGCAGCTGATGGTGACGGATCCGCCTTACGGCGTGGAATACGATCCCAGCTGGCGCAATCAGGCAGGTGCTGCCAAAACCAAACGCACCGGTAAAGTGCTGAATGATGACCGCGCTGACTGGCGCGAGGCCTGGCTGCTGTTCCCTGGTGAAGTCGCCTATGTTTGGCACGGTGCACTACATGCAGGAGAGGTGGCCGAGAGCTTGGTGGCGTCGGGCTTCAACATCCGCTCTCAAATCATCTGGGCCAAAAACCGATTAGTGCTGAGCCGGGGCGACTATCATTGGCAGCATGAACCCTGCTGGTATGCAGTGAAGAAGACCGGCAAAGGCCATTGGGCCGGGGACCGCAAGCAGACCACGCTATGGCAGATCGCAAACAAGGATCAGGATGCCGACACAGTCCATGGCACACAGAAACCGGTCGAGTGCATGCGCAGGCCGATCCTGAACAACTCGAGCCCAAGCCAAGCCGTCTACGAGCCCTTCATGGGTTCCGGCACTACTCTGATTGCAGCCGAGACGACGGGCCGGGTGTGTTACGGGGTCGAATTGAACCCGGCATATGTCGATGTCGCTATCGAACGCTGGCAGGCCTTCACCGGCGAAGAGGTCGTCCTGGCAGAAACTGGCGAGAGTTTTTCTACGCTCAAATCCCAGCGTTTGGCAGCATGACGCAATCTCGGCACATGTCCCTGATCGAGGCCGTCACCAACGTGATCCTAGGCTATGGGTTGGCGGTGATAACCCAGATCGTTGTGTTCCCGTGGTTCGGGTTGGATGTCAGCATCGGCGACAACCTTGCGATCGGGGCGGTTTTTGTGGGCATCTCGCTCCTGCGCAGTTACGCGCTGCGCCGCCTGTTTGAATGCTGGCGGTGAAACTTAAGGTCAGGCCGCATCAAGTTTGTAAACGGTACCGCGGCCGTCTTGCTTTTCGGTTACGACAGGCAGGCCCAGCTTTTTCTTCAGGCCACCTGAGATCAAGCCTCGAATGCTATGTGACATCCAGCCGGTCGTCTCAACAATCTCGGCAATAGAGGCACCCTCGGGGCGCTGCAGAAGCGCGATGATCTGGGCCTGCTTGGTGCCAGTGCGGATCGCGACGGGCTTGTGCGCGTCTGAATCGCAGGCTGCGCTGGGCGCTGCATGCATGTCGTTTTCTACCTTCGCCTTGCGCAGATCAGTCGCTGTGTTCACCACCACGGGCTCAATGCCAATCGCCTCGAGTCCCGCTGCGGTTGCGAGCAACGTGGTACCATGACCGTCTCCAGTCTCGCGCCAGAGCGGCTCATTGCGGCGCAGGTTGGCCTCAACCTCGTTGAGCCAGCCTTGCTTGATCATCTTGGTGATCACCGTTTTGGCCGCAGCGCCATGCAGCCCCTTGGGCAATGGCATGGCCAGATTGTCGGGGCGGGTTGCGGCGCGGCTGAGGATGATGGTTTGGGTTTCGGTGAGTTTGAGCATTGTGGTCTCCTGTCGTGAATAGGGTTGGTGGTGACGGGGTCAGTCGGTCTCGGCCACCGCGGCCGCGGCCGCGATTGCAAAGTGCTGCACCCAACCGGTCAAGTTTGGCAGCCCTTCCGGGATGCCCTCCTCGCGCTCGGTCCGGCGGCTGATGCGCCAGTCCAACCATTTGCGAATTGCAGTGTTGATGGCAGTCTCGCTGTTGGCGACTCCACTCTGCAGTTCGCCCACCACATCGTCTGCGAAGTGACGGCCCATACGACTATCGAGAAAGTCGCGGACGCCGATCATTTCGTCCTCGCTGTCAGCGTGGACAGCCTGAGCAATCAGGGTTGAGGCCAGCGTCCAGACCTCGGCGGTGCGCCGCTCGCGCAGGGAGCAGATTGTGAGTGTGCCAAAGAAACCATTGGCCTCATTTCGGGTTGGCAAGATGACGTGCGCGGTCATCGGCCTGCCCTCAATTCGATCCAGCTGCCCTGTTCGAACACATATGTATGGCAAAAGTCGCAGCGCGGTTCCGAGTGGACGACCGGCGCGCGGGCTGGATCAAAAGAGTTGAGTGCGTCAGCGTGGACCTGCCGGATTTCCTTTGCTGCGAGGATGTCTTCGGGCGTCCATCGCGCCAATGCTGGCAGCATATGGGCAGGATACCCGTCGAAATGACAGTACACATGGGCCCACTTGTTGGGCCCAATCTGGATGGCGATCTGTGCGCGTGTACTCATGGCCCTGCCCTCCCTCAGATCAGGTTCATACTGGCCAGCATAACACTGGCAGCTGCAAGCTGGGTGGTCGGCAGCTCAATCTTGAGGTGCGAAATCACGTCGGAGACTTCCGCCGCGATCCCCTCTTCGCGCAGCGCGGCTTCAATGGCCTCGGCCACAGCGTTTGGGCGCGAGCGGTCGCACTGGTCGGGCAAAGCGGCGTGGTCGATGCGAATGGTGGTGGTGGCGGTCATGATCTTATCCTTCAGGATTGGGTTGGGGTGTGGTGGCGGGGCACGATGCACCCGCTTCTTGACACCATGAATCGCTCGATCGGGGAGTGTAATCAACTCAAATAAATCTCTTTTCTTGTTTATATACAGTATGTTGAGGATCATCACAGCGCCATGGAAGGTATGTCTGAACGCGCCTATGCCGACCATTCCAGGCTCTCGCGCGGAGCCGTGCAAAAAGCACGTAAAACCGGGCGACTGGTTCTGTTTGCAGACGGGTCGATCAATGCTGCTGCCTCAAATGCGCGGCGCGGGGTGATGACCGATCCCGACCAACAGATGCGCGCACGGGGCGGAATTGGTGGGGGTGGTGGAAGCAACGGAGATGGCGGTGGCATCTCTGGTCCGGGCGACAGCACCTCCTATCTTAAAGCGCGCACGGCCCTGACGGTCTACCAAGCGCAGGAGCGCCAGCTGTCACTGCAAAAGAAAAAGGGCACGCTTGTAGATCGCGCCCGGGCCGAGGCGCTGGTCTTCCGCCTGGCCCGCCAAGAGCGCGACGTCTGGGTCACCTGGCCCACCCGCGTGGCAGCCCTGATGGCTGCGCAATTGTCCGCAGAGATGGAGAAGGCATCGGGAGCACCCGTGACGATCAAAACTGCGATCCTACAAAGGGTGCTGGAAACCCATGTCCGAGAGCAGCTCAACGCCCTGGCCGACCTCAGGGTCTCGCTTGGATGAGGACGATAATGATCTGACAGCCGATCTCGACCTCGGCTTTGACGGCGCTGAGGATATCCTGCGCGTTTGGCGTCAGGGGATGCGGCCCGATCCAGACCTGACCGTGTCGGAATGGGCCGATGCGCATCGCAAGCTGTCGTCACGCGCCAGTGCTGAACCCGGGCAATACCGCACTGCGCGCACGCCTTATCTGCGCGAGATCATGGATGCGCTGTCGCCGTGCCACCCGGCGCAGCGGATTAGCTTCATGAAAGCCGCACAGGTTGGGGCCACCGAGGCGGGTAATAACTGGATTGGCTTTGTCATCCACCACGCGCCAGGCCCGATGCTGGCGGTGCTGCCCACGCTGGAGATGGCAAAACGTACCTCGCGGGGTCGGATTGATCCGCTGATCGAGGACAGCCCGGCGCTGCGGGAAAAGGTGAGCCCGGCCCGCTCGCGGGACGCGGGCAATTCGATGCTGTCAAAGGAATTCCCTGGCGGTATTCTGGTGTTGACCGGGGCAAACTCGGCCACTGGCCTGCGCTCAATGCCCGCGCGTTATGTGTTTTTGGATGAGGTTGACGCCTATCCGGCCTCCGCTGACGAGGAAGGCGATCCGGTCACGCTGGCCGAGGCTCGAACGACGACCTTTGCGCATCGGCGTAAGGTGTTCATGGTCTCGACCCCGACGATCCGAGGGCTGAGCCGCATCGAGCGGGAGTTCGAGGCCTCCGATCAGCGGCGGTATTTTGTGCCCTGCCCGCATTGCGACCATCGGCAATGGCTGCAGTTCGAGCGGCTGCGCTGGGACAAGGGGCAGCCAGAAACGGCCATGTATCATTGCGCAGGCTGCGAGAAGCCAATCGCCGAGCATCACAAGTCAGAGATGTTGGCGCACGGCGAGTGGCGTGCAACGGCGGTTTCCGCCAACCCGAACGCGATCGGCTTTCACCTATCGGCGCTTTATTCGCCGATTGGCTGGAAAAGCTGGGAGCAGATCGCGCGTGACTGGCTGGCGGCTCAAGGCTCGGACGAAATGCTGCGCGCGGCGCGCAACACCCTGCTGGGCGAAACGTGGGTCGAGAGTGGCGATGCACCAGAATGGCAGCGCCTCGCGGATCGCCGCGAGACGTTCGTGGCACAAATCCCTGCACGCGGCCTGTTTCTGACCGCTGGGGCGGACGTGCAGAAGGACCGCATCGAGGTCGATGTCTGGGCTTGGGGCCGTGGTTTGGAAAGTTGGCTTGTCGATCACGTCGTCATTCCTGGCGGGCCGGATGATCCAGCCTGCTGGGATAGGCTGACCGCTTTGCTGGGGCAAACATGGGTGCATGAACACGGCGCTGTGATGCCGCTGGCAAAGCTAGCCATCGACACAGGGTATGAGACGGCTGCCGTCTACGCATGGTCTAGGAAACAGGGCATTGCGCAAGTGGCTCCTGTCAAAGGCTTGGAAGGCTTCAACCGGGCCACGCCGGTCTCAGGGCCAACCTTTGTTGATGCAACCGTGAACGGACGAAAGCTCAAGCGGGGCGCGCGTCTCTGGACGGTGGCCACGGCGACCTTCAAGGCGGAGACCTATCGCTATCTGCGGCTGGAGCGGCCGAGCGATGAAGACCGGGCCAGTGGCGAGTCAAATCCAGCGGGCACGATCCACCTGCCGGACTGGGCTGACAGCGAATGGCTGAAACAGCTCGTCGCCGAGCAACTGGTCACGATCCGCAACAAGCGGGGCTACGCGCGCCAGGAATGGCAAAAGATGCGCGAACGCAACGAGGCGCTGGATACTCGGGTGTACGCCCGGGCCGCTGTCTGGATCCTCGGTGCTGACCGCTTCGATGAACGGATGTGGCGGCAGCTCGAGAAACAGGCCGGGGTTGAGACGATCACGGCGGCCACCAAAGCCGACACTGACACACCGTCCGAGCCTCAAGCCGGAAGGATTGCCGCCCCCCGCAAGCGCGGTTGGCGGGTAAGTACGCCAAAATACATGGAATGACCTATGACCCTCGATGATCTCAAATCCCGCCACAGCGCGCTGTTGGCGGCGCGCTACAGCGGCACGCGCTCTGTGAGCTATGATGGCAAAACTCTGACCTATGGCAGTAACAGGGGCAAAACCTCGGGCAAGTTGAGGTTTGCGGGACACGTCGTTGTTGCGTCGAATTGACTCATCTGGTTGTGGTGGGATTCCCAAGCCTGGCGATTTCTGTCTCTATCGCGCAATGG